CCATCGGGTCGTTTTTCCTTGCCTCGCCGGGGAAAAACCCCTCAAATGAAAACCTAATCGGCGCCCTCCCTCTGGGCAGAGAGATTCCTCCCAAAGTAATCACATCAAAGGTCAATATTCTATTTCCAGTGTCGCAGGTTATTCTTTCCGGGTTTACCGGAAAGTGAACACGGCTCCCGTCAGGGGTCGTTAAATAGAAGTCCATAGGATCACCTTCTATTATTGCAGGCATTTTATCTTTTGATCAGGTTATTTCGTCATGTTTTGGAATACCGACCGCAAGTTATTTGCTATTGCGTCCGTAATCTTGTCAACTGCACCGTCTATGTCTTCTCGGTTCTCAATTACCACCTGTCTTACTAGACCTGTTAGGTCAAAATTGAGATTAATGGTAGCAGATCCTGGCAAAGCAAAAGCAAGCGATGGAACGGGATTAACCGGAATCTTTTCTCTCCAACCTTCTGTCGCGGTCCCGACTAATCCGCCCTCTGCATATGGCCTTACCCCAAGCCTCCTACCGGTTTCCTCGTATAGTGCCAAAGCTCTAGCTCTCATTCGTGTCGATAAGGGAATTATTGCCTCCGGGCCAGCTTCGGCAACAAGGCCCAAGTGGGGACGGTGGAGAATACCACCTGTTGCATGTTCAAGTATAGTTGCTTTTTCTTTACTTGTTTTTAAACCCGTTACCGCTGAACCTTTTTGACCCAGACCTGCGAGCCAGTCTTTGAAGCTCTGCCATTTGTCTCCGATCCATTCGCCAATGTCGCCGAGCTTTTCTCCTACCCATTTCCAAGCCTCGGTTGCCCCCGTCTTGATGGGTTCCCATACATTACTTAAGAACCAATCGGAAACTCCGGACCAGGCTTCACTTATGGAATTCTTTGCTGCTGTGAATTGTTCTCCCAGCCATGCTCCGGCTGTCTGTGCTGCGCTTTTTATCGGTTGCCATACCGTTTCATCAAACCATGTGCTTACGGTTCCCCATGTCTCGATTACCCAAGTTTTTGCCTCGTTCCATCTTTCACTCATCCACTGGCCTGCAGCCTGGGCTCCTGTTTTGACTGGAGTCCATATATTCTCTTCAAACCAGGCTGAAAAATCAGACCATCTGTCTCCGATCCATGTCCTGACCTCATACCATCTTTCGTTCACCCATTGACTGGCTGCTTGTGCCGCATCTTTTATCGGAGTCCATATATTCTCTTCAAACCATGCGGAGAAATCAGACCATCTGTCTCCGATCCATGTTCTGACTTCGCTCCATCTTTCGTTTACCCATTGACCGGCTGCTTGCGCTGCGTCTTTTACCGGGGTCCATATGGATTCGTCAAACCATGCAGAGAAATCACTCCATTTCTCACCTACCCAGTCTCTTACTTCACTCCATGCGCCGGCTGCTATGTTGATGGCTGATATTCCAACGTCTTTTACTGGGGTCCATACAGAAGTGCTGAACCATTCGCTGAAGCTACTCCATTTGTTGCTGATCCAATCTCCAGCCGCGTTCCACTTCTCAGCCACCCAGGATGCGGCGTTTGAAGCTCCGGTCTTGATGGAATCCCATGTACCACTTGCCCAGGTAGTTATGTTATTCCACGTATTACTTGCACGGGTCGCTACTGTATCCAATGCTTTACTGCCCCAACTTAAAAAGCCATCCCATGCATTGCGAAGAGTTTCACCTACTGCTGTACCACCCAAAAGTGCGGCAATACCACCTATTCCTGCGCCTATAGCCGTTCCTATGCCAGGAGCTATAGCTGTTCCTATAGCCGCGCCCGTTCCTACCATGCCAATTTTAGTTCCGCCAGCCCAATATCGCTTTCTGGCTTCTTCATAATCGGTCTCTTTGTAGCCTCGATATATGTCATAAGCACCTGAAATAACGCCAGCTACCCCTGCTAAGATTCCTCCGGTAGATAGCGCCTTACCTAAAACCCCGACTGCGCCCGTTATAGCAGCACTGGTTGCAGCTGTTGCCGTCGCAGTTTCCGCCGCAACGCCAGCGGCAGCCGCGCTTGCTGATCCAAGCCCAAGTTTACCAAGTGCCCATTTGCCGGCACCAAAAAGACCTTTGCCCAAGCCCCAGGCTCCTCTTGCCAGCGCACCGCCGCTCATCATCCACATTATGGCGGCAGGAACAAGAGCACCCTTGATATCGCCTTCCTTGAGTTCTTGGATAGTCCTTTCCCCAAGACTGGTCATTCCTTTATACCAAGTCTTGGCAATAATACCGCCTATTTTAGAGAAAGTCTCCTGAAGTCGTTGACTTCCTTCCCCAGACAACCAGGCATCAACCTTATCCAAGGCAAGGTTTAGGATATATATAAGTTTATCTCCAAAATTAAGCTTTTGAAATTCTGGATCTGCCGAAAGGTTGTCCCAAAATCTCCTTATTCTACCATACACTTGTTCAAATTTTAGTCCAACCCGTTCGCCTGCTCGTTCAAGCCTTCTTTGAAACTCCTCAAACGCACCGCCCGTATCTTCAGTCAAACCGATAATATCCATCAAGATCCGCTTAACTGACCCAGCCATACCTTTTCCAAAATGCCAGACGGTCAGTTGTGCAGTGTCTTTGATTACCGCAGTCATTCCTAACAAGGAGTTGGACAGTTCTTTCATGCCGCCAGCAAATCGTTTTTCAAGAGTCCTAACGATAGCTTCCATTGCTTTTTGTGAAGGTATGGCCTTCTTACCGATATCTCCTAGTTCCGATTCTGCGATTCCAAGTTCCTTGGCAAACATATTTAGAGGTAATTTCAGGTTAAGTGCCACCTGTTTCAAGTCTTGCAGGTTAAGCGTTCCGGCAGAAGCAATCTGCGTGAACCCAAGTAGGGCCATCTCAATACCATGCATGCCAGCTCCTGTACGTCCGGCGGCATCGCCAAATGCAAGCAAGGCTCGTTTAGCCTGCTCAAAATTATAGCCAGCGCCCATCAACTGAATAGTAGCTCCCTGAAGGAATGGGAATTCAAAAGGCGTTTCCTTAGCAAAACGGACCAAGTCTTCAAAAGCCTTTTTCCCTTCTTCTACACTGCCCATATAGAAATCAAGGGACATCTGGGCTTGTTCAAACTCCCCGGCCAATTTTAGTGGGAAAATTATCCCTGCCCCTAGTCCAGTTCCAGCCCCAAGGAGGGCAAGGGGACTGGTGAGTTTATTTACCAATCCTTTTATGAAACCGGTAACCTTATCCTTGACTTCCAGCGTAACCTTCCAAGCCTTACCGGTTATACCACGTAAACGAGTTTGAACAGACCTTATGACTGACCATGCCTTGTCAACAGCGCCGATTTTCAGCATGATCTCACGGCCAAATATCTTCTGGATGCGTTCGTTGGTCTTTTGTACCGATTTTTCAAATCGGCTGACCTTCCGCTCAGCCTGTTGCAGCGGTTTATCGGTCTGATCATCAACTATGATAGGTATTTCAACTCGATAGATTTCACCACCGGCCATGGTCTGTCCCCCTTTCGATGCGTGGTAGGAATTGCCCCCTCCCCAGCGAATTGGGAAAGCGCTAACTATGAATCAAAATCCAATGGGAGGGGGTGAACTTTTTTGATTGACATTTACTCTTCGGCTTTGATAGCTTGGCAAGCCTCAATAAATGCCATCTCTAACTTGCTTGCGAGTACTCTTGCGACGTGTTTCGGCTGGACTGCCTTTTCCAGTTTAGCCACTTTCTTTTCCAAGGCGGTTAAACACTCATCCATACTCATTTTATTTCCTTCTCTTCGCTACTTCGTCTATCTCCTGCAGCTCTTTATCTTCAGCTTCCAGCTGTACCATCATGGAAGCCAGCATAAAAGCCCTAACTTTGTAGGGTTTGGCATAAAACTCATCAGGGGGGATGCCTTGCCGCTGAAAGATGTGATGCAGCAACGTAGCCTTCCCCCCTGCTTTTATGAGTTTTTTAAGGTTTCCTCTGCGGCTTCAGCCTCCTCATCGATGTATCCACTAAGGTTTTCAATAAGCTCAATGCACTTTTCTTTTTCTCCTCGTTTTAACACCTTATCAACCAACTGCCAGCCTGTTACCACGTCTGCTTTTGCCCAGAGATCTTTATTGTCCCAGATCACCTTTTTGTCATCAGGATGAGTAGCTGTGTAGATTACCAAACTGTTGAACTTTGCCGAATTGAACTCCCTCGGCACGGCCAGACTGCCCAACCTACGGTCTTTGGCCACTTTTGTAGCCTGGTCCCGGCATTTTTCAAACTCGTTGTCATCAAGCCCTCGAACCCGGAAGGAAAACAGTTTTTTACCGTCCCGGATCACTTCAAAGACTTTATACTCAATGATTGTTTCCATCGCCTCCAGAACGCCGCCCACATCCCGGAGTATCACATCTTCATTACCCAAAAGCATTTCCTTCTTCTCTTCGTTCATGTTATCCCTCCATTATTGAGCCGGTGCCCGAAGCACGCCCATGAAGTTCAACACTGCATCAGGCGCATTGTTCTCCAGGCCGGCAATAACTTTCTCCAGCAACCGAGCGTCCCGGATCACTGTTTCGGTGAACGTTAAGGTTACCGTGTAACTCTGCGGTACCGCCCAGGTCAATTTACTTCCTGCTGGCTGATAGTCGGTATTTGTATAGTTTACCTGAGCCTGCCACTGGTTGACTTCGGCTAGGAAATTGCCGTCACCGTCATACAGTTCCCCGTTGTAGCCCCGGAGGATGTTTCTGGGGTCAAAAGTACCACTATCTAACAGCTCCTGCAGTTCAGGCGGTTCATTTACCCGAAATGACCATGAACGGTTAATAATGTCCCCCGAAGTAACGTTTGCAATGTCAATAGCGCCGTCAGGCACGCATGACCGAAAAATATAGCGTCCATCTGCCATTTACAACACCTCCATTATTGATTTTCAGCCGGCGGAGCAAACCGGAACTGGAAGGTAATGTAGACTTTCTCCGCGCTGTCAAGGTCATCAACCTGAACCACAAACCAGGCTGAGTCCCCCGCCGGCGGGTTGTTCGGGTCCTCAAAGATGGAACCTTGCAACAAGGCGCCTTCGGCAATCATCCGGTTGATGATGCCTTGTGCAGCAGCGATCAGTGTCGCCCGTCCATCCGGGCTGTTGTTGATTTTGCCCACCAGCGGATCCCAGGTAGCCGCAATGCGGTCCATGAGGTTGTCCCTGGTCCTCACTCTGCGTATCTTCTTCCAGCCGGCGTCCATGGTAGCGGTTACGGTGATAAATGTGTTGATGCCATACTCAATCTGCACCTGCTTTTGTGCCGACATCGTGAACACCAAAGCACCTGATTGGATGGCCTGTTCAATTTCAGCATTGGTTAATGCCCCAACAAGTTCAGTTGCCCCTCTTACCACATAGTGGGTCAGGGATTCGGTAATTTGAGCAGCCGCTGTCATTCCGGCAACCCTGGCAGCCGCTTTATAGCCCTCACGGGTTACGCCATCGCTGCCCTTAAAACCGTTGGCAACGTAGATGATCGCAGGGTCATTGAAAGCTCTAGCGTTGGCTAAACGAGTAGCAAAAGCCTCGCTGGTCGGCTCGCCTACAACACCAATTACCCGTTTACCCTCATTTCTCACCCGGTCAATATAAGTTTGCACTACAGCATGGGTAACTGGATCTTCGGAGTCTACTGCCAGCACGTTCCAGTCAATAGCTTCAATCGCCACAAGACCTGCGCTGTAACTTTCACCGTTCACAGTCGGGTCCTGACCACCGGTTAACGGCTGCTGAGTTACTGCTGCCAGCACACCGCTACCGTCTGCCGACTTGACGGCGGTAATATAGGGGCTGTTGGATGCGGCGATTGCATCTACCAATGCTTGTGGTTCACCACTACCTTTAGCAAAAGTAAAGGTCTGCCGCAGGGTTGCTCCCTCGTAAAGCAATAGCTCACGCTTTGTAGCGTCAGTGAGAGAATCCCTGACGGTCACTTTGAAGTTGTTGCCGCGTATACCTTCGTACTTAGCCGTAATGGTTACCACGTTGGCAGGCGATGCCGCCGTGTCCTTCAAGGTGATGCTGGCTTTAGCCCCACCGCTGCCCAGGCGGTATCCAACCACCCGGCGGCATCCTCCGCGAAATGCCTCAAGCGCTGCATCCACCGTGCCCGCGCTACCGAAAGCCGCAGTAACTGCATCGGCGTTTTCGAGATAAGTCACCTGCCCTAGCGGACCCCAGGAAGCCCGGAACAAAGCTGCCACTATCCCCTGCGGCACAACCGCCTCCGGTGGCTCGCCAATGTTGGTCACCCGGACATACACGCCAGGCCGTATCTTTTGTTCTCCCACTTGAAAAACAGAACCAGCCATCCATTACACCTTCCTCTCTAAAAATTTCTTAATCGCATTTTCTACGTCTGCCTTGGTCATGCTGTCTTTTCCAGCCAACTTCAATGCTCCGGCCACCACTTCCGGCTTAACGCCAAAAGAAGAAGCTGCCGCAATGAGCTCATCACGGCTATACTGTGGCTCTGGTTGTTGGACTGTTACTATCTTGTCCGGTTCTTTTCCTTTACTCAAACTACTCCACCTCCAATAAGAAGTGCCGGGCGTATGGCTATTATGCCGACGGCCACCGTAGAAGTGTGACTTTCTATGTCGGTTACCTCAGCCTCATGGTAGTAATTTCTCGGCTTTAAGGCTTGCGTGTCCTCTGCCTCTAACTTTACAGTGAATGTATTCTCATCGATGGTGATCCCGTCCGGCGTCTCTTTTTGAACCAATATCTCTGCATCAGGTGCCTCGGCCATCGCCCACTTAATAGTCGTACCTTCCAATGATTCAACATCTTCAACTTCAAAAGTTATTTCCTTGTAGTCTCCCGCCCACATCTCAAAATTTTGGTCTTTTACAGCCATTCTCACCACCTACCTATTCTTCGGGAGGTCCAGGAGGAGTATACGGCACAAATTCTGGGCCAAACTGCCCTTTTAATACCGTCCTGATATCGCACCTGGCCTTGATCTTTATTTCCTTATCCATACGTGCACGGAGTTTAACCACTTTCTGCCACCTCCCCGTCAACTACACCACTAGTTACGGCTTTCCGTAAAATCTCATATTCTACAGCAGGTTGTAGCACTCCAAACCTGGTTGTTAGTATTATCTGCCCCCGACGCATCGGATCGGCTTCGCTGTCGGCAGTCACCCTCAAAAGTTCCAGCGGGCCACCATCGGACATTTTTAACCTGCGCTGCTTTGCCAGCCCCTCGGTTACTTTTCGTATCCATGCCAACCGCACCATCGCAGAAGGGGCCAGGATATGACCGTTTATTTGAGCCTCCATCCAATTTACCGCTGCTGTAATTTCCACCGGGGTTAACCGCACCAACCGCCAGTAAATGCCCGGCTTATTATCGCCAGGAGACCACAAGGAAGGGTCAACTTGCGCCCCAACCGGCCATGTATCTTTTACCCATGCTTGCAATGCCGCCACCGGATCCGGCTCATAGGTCAGCCCATTCAACCATCCTAAAGCAAATACTCTGAATCGTAGTCCTCGAGTAATTGCATCCCAATCCTCGTCAACGTAGTCCTGCCCGGCACTGCCCAAGTAATCTACCAGGTATTCCTCGCCGCCATGGGAAAATCTTGCCCGATGCAGGGTGTTAATGATAGCATTGGCCAGGCTGTCCACTTGCTGGAAGGTGGTTCTCTTTACATATGGCCAAACTTCAACAATCGTCGAAAACGCTGCCCAGTCAGCCTCTGGGTCCTGGACACCTTCACGCAAAACCAAATATGGTTTTTGAGTATTAGACCCTGCTGCATGGGGTTCATACACTCGTCCTTGAATTTCGGTTATATTATCAATCAAAATCTGCCTTATTGCAGTTCTCATAGTTAATCTCTCCAGTAATCAATCACTGTTCGCCGGATACGGGGAAGGTGAGTATCAGCGGTCGGCCTTACAATGGCATAGTTCCCGCCGTGGGCTAATTCCAGCCAGATGCCGTATTCTACACCATGTGAGAGGTAAAGCACTAACTGGTCATCCCGAACATCTACTCCACCATGTAAAGATTGCCTGGCATGTCCTGTTCGGTCCGTCCAGGGTGCATGGGACTTGGCATAGCCCTCCATCGTGCCGGCCCAGTTCAAAAGTAAAGCGTAAAGCCCAGCCTTCTTCCGTTCGAGGTATTCCTTTGTCTGGTCGCCCAGCGCCATCTCAGCTCACCTTCTCCAAGTCGGCTTGGTATCCTGCCAATTGCCCCTGCACATACTGAGGATAAACCGCTTTAATGATGAAATGCCCCGCAGGTGTATTAAATTCATCTAGCACATTAGGCCCCGCTTTAATATCTGCATTATAATCAGCCAGCAGACCCCAACTTTTATCAATTTGCTTTGTTCCTGCCAATGTCGAAACATCAAGCGGTATTCTATTTCCTTCCGTAAAAATTCTCACCGTAAAAGGGCCTTTTGTACTTTTTACCTCCTCAAAATATCCACCCATGTCCTTTTTCTCGGTTCGCTGGATAGTTATTTCCGTTGGATTCTGCTGAATGGCCCATAGAATGTGTTGCCGCCGGAGTGCCACCAAGTCCATATCACAACACCTCCGGCGGCGTTATGCACAGTATCATACTCCCCATGCTGCTGGCAGCCATGCGGCTGTAAGTCTCGGCCATCTTCAAAGCATACTCCAGCAGTTCACTGGCTTTAGCCAGGTCATACCGCTCCTGACCCACTGCATAGCTTTCTATCTGTCCTAACTCCCGCTGAAGCATGCCGGCTTTCAATGTCCACCCAGCGGCAGCGGCCCCATAGATATTTGTAGCATCGGTCAGCAGTTCGTCTATATCCGCATCCGAAAAGCGGGTATCTGCGTCACTTCCGTCTTCTGGAATTCTTTCGTCCAGAAGTTTCCGGAGCTTTGCTCTCAGTTCCGGTGTCAGCTTCATTCTCTTTCACCGCCTTAGGCCCATCATAATACATG